GAAGACGTTTCATCTTATTAAGTTTATTAAACACATTTGTACCAAAGGTTTTGAATGCATCTCTGTTCTCAACTTCCCATATAAATGGTGTAGCATCTAGAGAAACTGGTGTTCCTGTATCATCTACAGGGTTATCCAACTCTATAGTACCAAACAGCACACGTACACGCTTGATCTGTTTCAATAGATCCTGCATCTTCTCAGGTAAAGACTTGAAGTCTTGTATGTACCCTGCAGGTTTACCACAGTTAAAACCACCATCATTATCTTTCAGATCAATGTTTAGGTTGTCTGCCATCACAGTCTTTACATACCTGTTAGGTGAGTCTGCTGTCTTCATAATAAAACGCTTGTGCATAAACCTCTGCATGTAAGGACGTATGGTAGCTGTGTCAGAATAGTATGTTGGCCCATCTGGTATGTCTATTTTATATGTACCACCACTTACAACTTCCACGTTCACCATCTTACCATTAACTTCTGACCTACCCATGATAGGTGAATGGTTAATACGCACACGAGCTAGGGCATCTGCCTTATCTTTATTAGCTCCCGTGTCCATTACCATGCCCATAGCTTTAGCCATTGCTGTATAATCATTAGTATTTATATTTGCTATCTCATTCATTTATTTCTCCTTTTATCTTTCATAAGGTTCTTAGTTATATCATGCCACATCTTTTGTGTCAAGCCAGTTATCTCCGATTTTTGCCTCTAATAGTAGAGGTACGTTAAAGTCTATGTTCCATTTGTTGTTTACTATATTAATTAAATTATCATTCGTTGCTTTTACTATTCGTATAACCTTATCTACCTCATTTGGATGTACATCAATGACTATACTGTCGTGTACTGTATTTACTATGCAACTTTTCATCTTATTTGCTTCTAATAACTTATCTATGTATATCAGAGATATGGGTACGATGTCAGCAGTTGCAAAGGATTGAACAGGATAATTCTTTATCTGTGTGAAATATGTCACACTTCCATTGCGTCTACGCTGTACATCAGGCCATGCGAACTCTCTACCCGATGGGGTTTTGATCTTACCAGTACTAAGTATCTCAGTAGCTAATCTTTTATGCCACTCTGATATACCTTTGTACTTAGTAGTGAACTGCTTATAGTAAGACGCTTCTGCCTCTGTCCTACCAAACCCACTCGCGCCATATAAGGGAGCAAATGTATGAGCCTTAGCCTCTTGGCGTGAGATCTTCTGCCCTGCATCACTGATAACTTTAGCTGTATAACTATGTACATCAAAGCCTGTTGACACTTCTTGTATAGCTATCTTGTCCTGACTTAGGAATGCAGCAACTCTAAACTCTAACTGTGCAAAGTCTGCCTCAAGTATTTTCCCACCTTCCCATCGTGATACAAACACTTTCTTTACAGGAAATGTACCACCACGTGGCATGTTTTGCATATTGGGGTTAGCCCCAGACAACCTACCTGTACCTGTCCTGTGCTGTAGTAACTGAACGTGTAGCATACCATCTGATTTAATATGTGTAGATATACCCTCAACAAAGCTAGATAGATATGTGTCTAGTGCTGATAATCTTCTAACCCGTTGCAAAAATACAACAGCAGTCTGAAAGTTTCTTTCTCTAGCATTTGTCTCTAGCTTTATAAGATTGTCCTTACTCGTACTAAATCCGTGTGCGCTAACCCAATCTGGATTAGGTGCTGCAAACTTTAGCCCTGCTATGGTATCTGTATTAGTAAATAGAAACCCTTCAGCCTTACATTCTAAACACTTACTTGTCTTAACAAATGGTGTTCCATTCTTCTTTGTCCTACGTATCTTACCTGTACCCTTACATGTAGTACACTGTCGTGCCTTCTGTTTATACAATACAATAGAGTTCTGTTTTGTTATTGATCTAAACTCAGTTGGTGTTAACCTTGGACTAAAAGAGTTAGCCCACATAGGTTTATCATGTGGCTTTCTACTATATATAATCCATGATAACTGCTCTGGGCTATTGAGATTAATAGGTCTGTCACCCATTAGCTCATGCACCTGAACCTGTAACTTAGCTAACAACTCTTGTTTCTCAGCCTCAAACTCCTTACGTACCTCTTCAAGAGCTTCTGTATTAACATTAAACCCTCTCTGGTATATACGAGCAAGATGTACACAGATCTGGTTAGTTAGTTTTACTGTGTCCACTAGGCCGTTATCTTCTGTCGTCAGCTTAACATCTATCTTGTCATACAATTCCATAGTAGCATGTAAGTCAGCAGACAAATACTGTGATAACTCTTCATGTGGTATCTCTCTGGTTGTGTATCCTTTGTTGAAGTAATCCTTTAGTGTACCCATCTTCTGTGTATCACAGTTATATCGTTCTGCTAAATACTCAAGGCTCAATGGTTCTTTCTGTCCTCGCTGTATTATATAAGCACCTAGCATGGTGTCAAAGATCTCTCCAGTATAGGTAAAGCCAGATTCCCATAGCCATGTTAAGTCGTGTATTGCATTCTGCATCACCAAGAGGTGTGTATCATCCAGAATGTTCTGGACAATACTTCCCCCTTCAGTGGTAGGTTGTTGCTCACTGTGATCAAACGTAACTATCTTTTCTCCAGAGTGATTTAACATACCAACCATTGTCAAAGAATTTTCTGCTTCAAAAGGATCAAGCATAAGTTTATTGTTTCTTTTGATAGTTGTATTTTCTACATCAAGTACTGTTACATTGGTCATTCAATATCTCCTTATGCTTCTCCATATATCTAACAGCATTAACTATCCTTGTCAAGTCATCTTTAAACCCACCCAAGCCATCGTTACAATGTTTACATATATAACCACGAAATGTGTCTGTGTCGTGGCAATGATCTAATACCCAAGTACCTAGAAGTTTTTGATTATACTTATTAACTTCCTGTATGGTTCTGGTGCAAATAGGACAGGTATAGTTTTTGTCCTGTGGATATATATTTTTCTTTCTTAACTCAGCAATTACTTTTCTATGTCCAGAGCTACAAGATCTACATGTTCTTTTTACTTCAGCATTCTCTGTATTTTTGTAACTCATCTGCTGAAAATTACTAAGAGACTGTCTTATATCACATTTAATACAGACATAACCATCTTCAATTATCTCCTGTACAATGTCTAGATCAAACAATTCACCCTGATTCATACTTCATACCTCGCTGTCTTGTAGTTAAGTTCGCAGTGTACAATACCATGCCAACCTGACAGCTTATTCTTTACTACGTTTAGGTGACGTTGTGTATCTTCTTCTTCCTGTCCTTCTACAGGTGGGTTCTTAGCTATAAGTATCATCAAGTCAGCTTCAGCAGCTTTACCTGTACGTGAGCCTTCCATCATTGCTTGGTTCAGCACAACCTTGTTCTCTGCATCAGCAGATAGCTGTGACATATAAAATATAGCACACTCATGTTGCTTGGCAATCTGTCTTGCATGAATAGCATTAGCCTTGAGTGCTTCATCTGTCCTAGCAAATCCTTGTGTACGAGCAAACTTATCACCCATGTCTAGTATAACTATATCAGGTTTATAAGATTTACATACACTCTCTACCCATGACATATCTCTTCCAGTAGCATCCTTTACTTTAATATTCTCGCTAATGTTTTTGTATATGTCTCTAGCCTTACTAGGATTCTGCTTAACTTCTTGCATAGTCATGCCTGTAGCTGCTGTTAGATATCTAGCACCAACACGATGTGTGCCTTCTTCATTACATAGTATTACACACTTAGCACCCTGCTGTGCAAAACCATTTGGCCCTGCAACTAAACTCGCATGGAAGGATGTCTTACCTGTATTGGGTCTCGCACCTACCTCTATCAAGTGTCCTTCGTTCACACCCTCTACCTTACGTGTAAGTGTAGGTATGTTGAATGTCCACTGTGCTTCCAAGTCATTCTTAGAGAGCAGTGTCTCAATGTCCATATCATCCCATTGTATATTTAAGTCAGGCGTGAAGTCATCACCATACTGCTCAAGTATATTACGTATAGGCTCTAGGTTAGACATAGTACCATTGACCATTTCAAATCCCAGATTAGCTACGTCTTCTCCAACTACTTGTTGAAACAACTTGGACAACACTTCCTGTGCTATATCACTACCCATAGCTGACTCTTTCTTGACCTGATTAAATAGGGAAGAGTATGCTTGTTTCTGTGCTGTAGTTAGCTGTGCATTATTTGACATAAACAATGCCTCAACCTCAGCAGGAGTCACAGTACGGTCATATCGTTGCATCGCTGTGTCTATGGTACACTTAATTTTTCTTACATCTTTGCTGAACAAACGATCAGGGCAACGCGCACCACGATGATCATCATAAAAGCCTTTGTCCATTAGGCTACGTATTAAAGATAATTCCATTTTATACTCCTAGTGTTGTTAGTTTTTCAATGTCGTTAGGGTGTCTATATTTTAAATCATTAGTTAGTTTAAAAGCCATTACATTATCTACATAGCCTCGTAGTTCTTTAGTAAACTCTAGTGTCTTGGGTAGCGCATCAGGATCTAACGCTATAATTGCTGTTGAGAACTGCGATAAGAACCTCTTGTGTCCTTCTGATAGGGATGTACCCAACACAGCGACCCCGACATATACATCACTACCTACAATTGCAGCACTTATACAGTCCTCAACAACTACAGCGACATTACCATTACCATGACTATAAGGCAAGTCGCTTTTACCATATCGTTTCCATTTTGGTATTCTATGTGTGATACTTCTGCCACTAGCATCTACCATCACACCTGATTTAACCACAGGAAATACGACACGACATTCTTTTACATCATACAACAGACCTAATTCATCAGGGTCTATATCCCATTGATTACAGAATATAGCTATTGCTTTATTATCTTTTACTAACCATTCGGGCTTACTAAAATGTACCTCTTTAACTTCTTTAGTAGTACGATTAAAGTATTCTTGTATGTCATCTTTACTTAGTTGTACCTTTACTCTTCCACCTCTGTGCAGGTCACAACTGTTTCTATAACACCTATACAGTATATTTCCCATATCATTTGTAACTGAGAACTCTTTCATATTACATGATGGACAAGAAACTCTTACACTTTCTCCCACTGTAAGTGATAATTCATTTATATAATTATTTACATTCATTATGTATCACTTTTATTGTTACAACATACTGTTGATTTTAAACTATCTGATCTCTGTGTCAATGCATTATTTGCACTAAGGTAAGTATGTTTCATATATGGTTGCACAGAAGACACATGTGTATGTCCAGTCACTGCCATAACTTGTGGCAATGGTACACCTGCATCCACCATTTGTGTTACTCCTGTCCTTCTCAAGTCCATTAATCGTAGTGTCTCAGGTAGTCTAGCCTCACGCATGATGACCCTACCATTCTTAGATAGTCGCTCCAAGGGATAAGGTCTGAAAGACCCCTGTATGGGGCTAGGATGAGGTGCTACGTACCTTTGAAAGCCGAAGTCTACACGTTGTTCTTCTAACATGGTCATCAAGTCATCAGATATAGGTAAAAATACCTCTGCTCTACGCTTACTTTGTTCAAGGTGTAACTGCCTCTCTTCCCAGTGTATATTATCCCATTCTAGTGTCCTCATATCACCTAATCGTTGACACCATTCGTATGCCATTTGGATAATGAGTCCAACATTACGATACTGAAACTTAGAGTATGCAACATCAAGAAAATCACGTACATTATCCTCTGTCCATACAACTTTCCTCTTCTTTACTGTCTTACGTTTTATATTAGAGAAGGGATTTAGTATAGCGTGTTCCATCTCAATCGCATAGTTAAATACACGTGAAGCACAGGTAGCTGTATGGTTTGCAAGGCTCACACCACGCAACACCCACTCTTCATAGATACCCTTGGCAACCTTTGTGGTTACATTTTTATATTTAACTGTGCCAATTTTGTCACACACAATACTCAAGAAGTATTTGTAATCTACTTTAGTTGTATCACGTAACATATTGAAATCATTAGACTTATAGTATAAATCAATCAGATCTTTGACTGTGCTACGATCAGTGATCACAAATACCTGCGACTGTGTGTCACGCCAGTCATCTATTGCTTTGTTGTCATCACGTACAGTTTTACGTACTTGTTGCAGGTCAGTGCCAAAGGTTTTTCTGGTCACTACACCTGCATCAACAAGGTTTTGAGGTGGGTTGTAACGATATTCCCCACTCTCCCTCTTTTGTACATATCTTGGTAGTTTATTCATTACGCATACTCTCTGCTCAGACCAGTAGGTGTGACATTTAAAAACTGTGGTGTACTGATCCATTTAGACACCTCTTGCTCACGTGCAAACATACTCACAGCACGTGTGTCATTGCCTGTATTACGTAGGCTGAACCCATTACGTTCATCAGCATAGGAAGCATAGTTAGTAAACGCGCTATACAAGGCAAACTTATTGTGACCTCGCACACTTGCCTCATGCATGTACAACTCATACATCTTCTTAGCCTTACGCTCTGACTTGATGATGTCGTCAAGAAGATTGCTAACATCCACATAAGTAAAGTCTGTGTCTGCCCATGTCTGTAGTCGCTTACCTTGTAGGTTAAAGTCAGTCTTAGCCTTGAATAATTCATGCTGAAAGCCCGACAATGTGAAGCCTGATGTATTCTTCTTACGTACCTTGTCGTAATCACCAGTGATCATACCATTAGTACAGAAGAAATCTATAGCACCAAACCATGTAGCAGGTGAGGCAGTACCATCTATACCATGCACAGCTATCAATCTCTGTGCTATTTCAGTGGAATGTTTAGGCGTATTTATAGTTGTCTTGATCTTAGGTAGTGTGATATCAAGCATAGTCCAACCACCGTTACGTGCTGAGTTGAAACTTACGTTAGCACCCTCTAGGTCAGATGCAGGTAGGTCATTGGACATTACATCCCATACACCACGATAGAAATCACCATGACTTCTAGCTGTAGCACTCTCACCTATGATAGCAATAGGCTCACCTGTCTGCATGTTAATGACATACTTCTTATCCTTCACTCTGGTTGGCTCAAAGCCTACCTCAAAGTCTAGGTTGTATGGTACGTCTAGTTCGTTTGTTAAATCAAATGGCATGTTAGTAACTCCTTTCTATTGTGAATTGAACATGTACTGGTTCTCCACATCCACGTTCATGGGCATATCTTATCATGTCGTAAAGCTCACCTAAATCATATGCATCTGTATTAGACACAGACACATTGTAGGTTACTATAGGTTCTTTTAGTTCCTTAGATATTTTTTTCTTAGTATTCCATTCATGGGTTCGCACACTTTTTGTACGCATTAGTATGTTATTGTAGTGTAGCATGTTATGTCTCCTTTGTTGGTTAACACTTGGCAACTGTGCCTTGGTTGTACTATATATAAAGATCAGCCTCTATACAAGCATTATGTTTCATTCTTCCGATATCGGAAAAGTGTGTTGTTACTATGCAACTACTTTAGTTATACTATTATGGTATCACTTAATTTATGTAGCCACTCAGGCATAGCTCTGTTCTTGTTCCATCTAGCAAAGCTCATCTTGTCACGTTTATAGAATGCACGATACGCATTGATAGGATACTTCTCACCTGTCTTGAGATCATCGTGACCACTAAAGCATTGAGGGTGTGTTGTTAACTCACCTTCAGGTATATATTTAATACCATGATATAAGGCTAGTAACAAAGATAGCCTACCTGATCTATGCCATTTTGTGTATCTGTAATTATATTCACGTAACATAGATACATATAACCTATATGCATATGAAAAATTAGCACGTGTCTCCATTGCCCATAGTGTACATGGGTGCTTCTGATGTACTGGTTTGTACAACTCATTCTCTTCTGCATACTCTGGTGCATGATGCCACAGGCTAGTGCATAGCATCTGTGC